TGCGATATTTTATGATAGGCGCAAAAGTCTGCAAACCCGCATAAATACTGGGTTTTTGAGGTTTTTAAGAGTCATATTGACAAATTTCTGAACTTTTTAATGATTGTACTGACTTTCCCAGTATTTTCAGTAGTCTCAACAATCATTATGAACTACTACACCATTTTTACACCATTTCTATATTTCCATTTTTTTCATCTCGTTAAACAAGGTATCATCAGTAACATGACAATAAAGATCCATCGTCATTTGTAATGTACTATGTCCCAATAACTTTTGAAGAGTTTTAGGATTAACTCCGTTTTCTATAGCTCTTGTTGCAAAAGTATGCCGAAAAGCATGAGGACGAAATTTTTGAATATGAATGCCATCTTTGGACATGTTGGTTAATATAGTGTTTATTGAGGTAATAATGGACATTTCTTGCAACGGACGATTTCGCATTGTTGAAAATACTAAATCAGAAAATTCAGTGTTTTTACATGACGACTGAATAAGTTTTTGACGTGTTAGAGCTTCTGCGCACTTATTTGTCATAGGGATCAGTCGTTTTCCGGAGACTGTTTTTGGACTATGCGTTTCGAAATAATATCCATTTTTACCTTGTACATAGCACATTGTTCGGTTTATAGAAATAGCTCGCTTTTTGAAATCAACATCGCTCCAAAACAAACCACCAAGTTCTCCTATTCTCATTCCAGTCTCAAGAGCAACAATAAACAAATTATAGTATCGACAGTTCTTCGCATACTCGATGAATAACTCCGTCTCTTTGATGGTAAGTACTCGACGTTCCTTCTTAGGTTCGTTGCATATTCTAGTGACTAAATGTTTCGCGGGATTTTTAACTAACAAGTCATTTTCCATCGCTTTACTTAGCATATTCGATAGTACCATTTTAACGTCTCGTCTATGCTGATCGCTTTTGAGATCATTTAATGCTTTTTGCAGTAGCACAGGAGTCAAAGATTGTAGTTTCCGCCAACCAAGTTCATTTTTTACACTGTCATAAATCCGACCATACTGGATGACGCTCGTATTTCTGCAATTCCCTTTACATGTCGTTATCCAAACCTTATACCATTCGTCCAATGTCATATTATTTTTTACTACATTTACAGCATTATCGTCAGCGGTCTGAGCTTTTCTCATTTGTGCTCTGAGATTGTTTAGGTTTTTATCGTATATAGTTTCCCTTTTTCCAAAGCGATTTGTAAATCTAGCTTGATATAACCCGTCTTGTCTTTGAGTGATGCCAATACCCAGTTCTTTTCCTTTTAGTGATTTTCCCATATGTACTCCTTTCCGTAATGGGGAAAATCCAAATTGAACTTACCCCAAATATACCATTTTAAAAGATATTGCGCAATAACCAAGCATCAACTTTATCCCTGTGAGCATATAATCGGTTTCCTATTCGAACAGTAAAACCATTATCAGGATTATGCAACAACTCTCTCGCTTTGGTTTCTCCTATACTCAAATATGTACACAAGTCTTTCACAGTAAGTAACTTCTTTTCTTCTTTATTTTCCATTTTGACTACCTCCATTCTAGTTTTGATAGTACCAACGGAGACCGTCGCCTGCGTACGGAAAATTAAAAGAAAAAGTGAGAGTCATTGCTGACCCTCATCTTTCTCTTCACACACACTGAAACAGAAACCAAATACCAAGAACGCAACCATAAAGAACATTACACCAGCATAGGCTGACCCAAGCATCACCAACACGAACGTAACTATATACGTCATTATGACAGCTTCCAACCACGCTAATTCTTTTATAATTTTTTCATTCTTTTTATTCATAATCTAATCCTCCTTCAATAGGTATGTTTTTCTCATAAAGGAGCATGTGCTTTTCGCGAAAAGAAAGAGGCCATGTAAAATATACGGAGCCTCTTTCTTCATTACATATCAATTATTAATCAGAAAATCTTGCAGAACATCTCTTGTCTCTTTCATTTTCTCAATTCCGTTACCGGTTATCGCATGATTAATGAGATCTAGCATACATCTGAGAATCAACTGGTTTGATTCCTCAATCTTATGTATACGCTTATTATCGTTATCCAGGAGTCGTTCGTGTTTTTCCACCTTATCTCTCAAATCATCAGATGGCTTACGAAGTTCTTTAATAATCTTGTAAATCCCCCAAACAGCAGCGACAAATCCGCAGAGGTAGATGATCTGCTCTGATGTGATTAGAAAACCTGCTTCCGGCATTATTTATCCCCCTCAATTGTATCTGTGCTTTTCTTACCTTCAACAAATGCCTTGAACGCCTGATGCGCACCTGTAGACGCTAATCCCATAAAAGCTCCCCACACAACCGTTTCCACAGACGGTCCTGATACTACTGCGTTAAGAATGCCTCCGAATACAGCAAGAATGGCTGGAATATCATCATTTGGCACTTTTTTGAAAATGGTTGTGTTCTTGATTATATAGCCCACGATTAATGAAGCCACAAAGATCACCACTACAAAATGATCGGTTAATAATGAAGTTAAAGTTGAAATATCCATGTTTTAGTCCTCCTTTACTGTTGCCACTTTAGAAATTATTTCATCCTGGATACTGTAAGCAAGTTCCTCAAATTCGTCTCTGTCTTTGCGACACTGGGCTCGATTCGCCTTGCGCATCTCATGGTTTACAGTAGACTGGTTGATATACATGCTCTCTGGATTTGTTTCACTTACAGACGCATTGTATGTTTCTACTGTTATTCCATTTATTATAGACTGACCTGATAAACTAATACTTCTTGATGTTGTTAATGCCATAATGTTAATCCTCCTATTTTAAGTTAAGTTTTCTTTTGAGTTTTTCGTTTTCCTTTTCTAATTCACTTACTCTTTGATTGAGTTCTTGCATTGACTTCACAACATACGCGAGCATCTGCAAGTTGTTGACAGATTTATAATATGGGTGTCCATCAACTTCTCCGCCACCATCGACAAGGTTAGGATCAAGCTGTTCGAGTTCGTCTGCTATAAAGCCAATCTTGTATTTCTTATGAGAATCTTTTCGCTCGAAAGAACGAATTTTCATTGATTCTATAACTTTGGTGGCATTTTCTACTTCAGTGTCTCTTATGTTACCTTTTAGTCGAATATCGGAAAGAGCTGTGCTACATACCCTTCCGAGACTAAACCATTTCCACGATCCATCAAGTCTGGTTTGAATCCATATTGATCCAGCGTACGAATCTCCGTGGTAAATAAAAGCTCTATTTCCAGCCACTTGAGCGCCAAGATAAATCCCTACAGCAGTCTTCGAACCTGAACCTCCCACATTGAACCCAACGTAAATGTTTCCGAAATTTCCGTCAATTGCCAGTGGGATTATTCTATTGTTGGCGTCATAAAAGCCAAAGAAGTTTTCATCGCCTGTACCCGTTGCCGCACCAAAGCGCCAATCTACTGATCCTCTATTGGACTGATATTCGTAGGTTGTACTTATTATGTTATTACCCTGAATATAACCGCCAATGAACATGTTACCATTGGTTGTTATACCTTTTCCGTTATATGCCCGAATCCAATCGGCATCCGTCATATACCAGCCACCACCATAATCCTCGCTATACCATCCTGTAGTACCGCGCGATCTAAACCAATTAGATGCATATATGGTATTAGTATTCATGTCTACAGTCGCAGTTATTGTTTTTCCCTGAACTTTGCCAGGAATTGTAATGTCGCCACTGTATAGATTCAGACTACCATACATAGTGATTGTTTTATCAAAGAACTCGAGTCCAGCCCCACTTTGTGCACCGGCAGCATTGAGTAATTTTCCAACTCGTACAGAAGTTCCATCGTAATAAAGAACCCTTTCGACATCAGCAGTGTTTTTACATGACAACGAGATTTCTTTTGTAGCGATGATTCTTTTAGCAACAACGTCTGCACTCGTTAATGTCAAACCGCTAATAGTTCCTGTTGCCGTAATGTTTTGCGCAAATAAATCGGCAACATCAATCTTGGCGGCTGTAACAGACAATGCAGCTATTTTCTCTGAGGTTACAGCAGCGGCTCCTATTTTGTCAGCAGTAACTGAATCAGCTGCAAGCTGAGTTGCTGTAACAGTTCCGGCATATAATCGTCCTCCGTTGATATAGGTACGATCATTGTTGTAACACCAATTGGCTATTCCCATATCAGCAGAACTTGCAAGGGAATAGGCATCGTTCCAATTACCCCATGTCGTATTATTAATGCCGACTCGCCACAACTCACGATTCGCTATCTTTGCCGTCTGTTTTGGATATCCTCCAGAACTATCTTTCCATGGAACATATGTTGTTAATAAACAATAACTTTCACCAGATAGACCAAGTGAACTAACCAATTTTAGCTCATTCACCGTTGTCATCGGATAATTCTGTATATACCAGATTGGAGATTGGTTGGTGTTTCTGGTATCTTTAACATCAAGACCATCTCCTTTTTCACCCTTTTCACCTTTAACACCCTGAGGACCTTGTGGACCGGTTGCTCCATTTTCACCTTTAACGCCCTGAGGACCTTGTGGACCGGTTGCTCCCTTTTCACCTTTAACACCCTGAGGACCTTGTGGACCGGTTGCTCCCTTTTCACCTTTAACACCCTGAGGACCTTGTGGACCGGTTGCTCCATTTTCACCCTTAACACCCTGAGGACCTTGTGGACCTTGCGGACCGGTTGCTCCTCCTGCTCCATCAACGCCCATTCTGGTAGCAACATATCCAACTGAAGTACTCGCATCTGAATATAAAGTGGTCTCTTTTGTCCACAGATACTGTCCTTGCGGAACATTAGGCATCGAAATAGACCATCCTCCTGTAGGGACATCTGTCATATTTGTACCGATTTGATATGTATACGTTTTACCAACTATGGATTTAACATTGTTGACTTTTGTATCTATTTCGCTGATTGCACTTTCGATAGTTTTTTTGCTCTTTCCGAACAAAATGTCTTCAGCACTAATTCTAAGATGAAATTCTCCATTGTCTCCCTTATAGAACTGAATATAATGATTTGTATCGCCTATACCAACTTGTCCGTCGGAACCGAGATAGAATCCTTTTGTCGTATTAAGAGCTGATGTTTTTACCCCAGAATATATAGCACCATTTCCTATATGATTTCCAGCAATATCTGCTCCAAAAGCTACCAAATCAGTCACAGCCACCTTGTCTGCTGTAATACTCTTAGCCTGAATCAAAGTACCATTAAGACTGTTGTAGTCCGTCTGTTCAGAAGTAATGGTAGAACCATTCGTGTTAAGTTTGTAATAAAGTCCATCTTCTCCTTTAATAACTAATTTATCAGCTTTAATAGTATTGCCTTCGATTAAATCTCCTCGAATAGTTACGCCAACCAATTCACCAGTGATGGTTTGATCACCGACCACCACATTCTTAATGAGACCCGACTCAGAATAGAATTTCTCCATAGCTGCTATACCAATGTTGGAGAAATCAATGTTCGCATACTTGATATCAGCGTCTTTTGCGTTTAGTTTTTCTGCCCGCAAGGATTTAATATCGGCATCATTAGCACTCAAATGCTTGTTAATGGCAACGTTATCAGCATTCAGATTCTTAATGTTACCTTCAGCAGCGTCCAATCGTCCCTTAACAGACACGTTATCTGTTTCCAAATTGCCAACCTTAGCATCTGTAGCTTGTAACTTTTCAACAGTCGCATACTTCAGCTCTGCGTCCTTAGCGGTTAACTTCTCGGCATCCAGCTTCTTAATGCTTGCCTCATTGGCATCCAGTCGACCGGTAATCTTTGCGTTATTTGTTTTCAACTCTCCAATATCAGCTTCACTTGCAGATACACGCCCTTTGATCACAGCATTATCGGCAACTAATTCTTCGATTCGAGCTCGTTCTACTTCTAAATCTTTGATGGTGGCTTTATCAGCAACCACCCGCTGTACTTCTAAAACCTGTTCCCTTACATCTTCGACGTCCCCAGTTCGTGCTGATGGCGAAGAAAGGTTGCCATTGATGGTGGCAGTATGATTCTTCACAAGAACGGTAACACGCTCTCCCTCATTAGCACTTACTGTGGTATCGCAAGGGGTAAGCAAGTCTGAGCCATCCATTTTGACGTATCTCTGTCCTCCATAAATGACTACAGTTCCATAAACCGTACTTTCAGTTTTTTCTTTATTTTTACCGTTTACTGTCTTCGCAAACTGGGATACGACATCATTAGATAAACTCAATGATTATCACCCCCACAATTTCGATGTGTATACAGCCGTTTCTGTGACCTTGCAGCCAGTCTCACAAGTGATTGACTGTTTGATTACTTTAGCTTTTACATTATTTATCCCGGCAGCTTTATAATTTAACAGCACACAGTCCCCAAGCCGGATCGGGTAATAACCATGTGAAAAAGTGATTTTGTATTCTACAGTGGAAAGTTTTTGAAGTAGCTTATTCGCGTACTCTTTGATTTGATAGTTAGTTGGCTCTCCAGAGAATTCCGGGTTAGAATCACGATATATAATCTCTCTGCCACGACTTACGGTTGATGTCGGACTATTCGGATCGTCGTTTACGACTCTTACGTAAAAATTCGAATTATTCTTTGAATATACAACCTCCACTACATTTGGAATACCGTACAGGTCATACTCCTCACTGATGTCTGAGTAGAGAATAGAACTGTTACCATCGCTGAACTCAGCTACATGACGTAATGTGGCCGTATCCTGAACTGGTAAGAACAGAACACGGCCTAATTCATCAAGTCCTAATTCAAATTTTGCATTTGCTATTAAATCTGACACAAAAGAGATCCATTTATCGTCAGTATTTGCCACGAAATCGTTATACAACTTTTCGTTGCTTTTTGCCTGAACAACTGGGGCTCTTACATGTTCTCTTATGATCTTGTATGCTTCCTCCATAATATTAGAGCCTTTCGGAAGAAAATAACCAACAGGCGGAGGATTCTCTTTCAATTCAAGTAGTGGAGTATACGATTCCATGCTAACTGTATAAACCATACCGTCGAAGCTTGAAGATGGGGTCTGAATCAAAAATGTCCCAAGTGGGTATTTTTCTCTAACTCCATTTTGAATTGTAATGAGGTAAGCTCGGATGTAACATTCGCCGAGTCTCTCATTGATGTTAAAAGACGCAGACCCTTTTGTTTCGGCATCTGAATCTCTTTCTATGGTTGAAGATTTTACAGTGTCGATTTGATCGGCGTCTTTCCATGTACCCGGGTCAACAGTATAGTATTCGAAGGACTGCTGCATGGATTTCGTCCAATCCGGCATGTTACATTCCTCCTTCTACTCTTGTAATATCAAACGTGACTGGTATAGTTAATGCACAATGAGTTCGGCTGAACGATACTTTGACATTAGCCCAATATCCGCTTCCGGACGGCTCTCTCACGTAGACGTCACCAGTCCAAATCATGAGTCTTCTCAAAGCATATAATGTTTCGTTATCATCAGCTGGAATCTCAACTCTCCATGTCGATGATTCCCCAAGTTGCGTTCCATAATAACTCACTTGACGCTTTCTTCCTGCATACTTAACCAAAGTTACATCCGGATCTGCTTTATCTGATACATCAATGTTGTAAGGAATTCTTATTAACGATCCGGACCACGGAGGCGTGTCAACAACATCGGCTTCGTTTGCATCCGACACATCAAACGCTGACCATGCTTCACTCCATTGTATAATAACACCGGGTTCATTGATTGGATAACCAGGTACATCGTAATACGAAACAGCACCAGTTGCAGTCTCTGTGGCTATAATCCTGTATCTTGCGTAGTCCAATGCAGGATGCGGGTCTATAACGTAGTGAGACGCGCTATTAGGAAGACCACTTGCTATCTCAATAAATTCGCCATTGTATTCTCTTCTGTATACGGACAGTAATATGCCGTTTATGAGATCTCCGTCCATATCTTCACAATAGGGTCTTATCTGACAAGTATATCTCTCAGAATCATATCCAATCTCCGCATTAGGTTCAGATATTGTCTCTTCCCAATCAACAGTAAAAGTTTTCGATGCGCTACAGCTAAGTCCGGAATTCATGGATACTGTGACTGTTGCCGTATAAGTCATGCCATTTTCAAAATCAACATTACCAGCCGAGAATTCAACTATTAATATCGAACTGGAATTGAAATATTTGGAGTATATAGACTCACCGGCAGATATCCGAATCACATTCCCGACCTGATCGACAGTCTCATAACCATCGTCAGCTGTAATTTCTACATGATAACTAATAGGCTTTTGAGAAGCCGGTCCAGGAGAAGCTTTAAGATAGAACGGAAACGAGGATAATGAAGATATTATTGCTCCATTTTGATTGGTTACAATTAAAGCAACCGTTGGGCGTGCGTATACGTTCACTTCACGTAATACAGACCATTCACTGTACGCACCGGTGATGCCAGAAGTCCTTACTCGCCACTTAATAGTTGTACCTTCCGTATATTGCCCTGTATTTACCGAATAAGAACGAGCTTTATCCTGATCGTCTTCTGACGTGTTGTTATAAAATGTTTTTGTTTCGGTAGAACCATTCACCGTCAATTCAAGTTCTGCCATTTTCTCGTAAGAACCGTCCTGAGAATTATGAACCCAATAAAGATTCAATGATTCACCAACCATAGCAGTCGTAGTGGACGACCACGTAGTAGGTGCGGATGGTTCCTTGCCGAGAACAACCGAAGTGTGCATACTCCATCCGGAATTACCAGCACTATTAGTAGCTCTTACTCGGAAATAATATTCCTTACCAGACTCCAAACCAGTGAAAGTAGCATACGTCGCAGTGGACTCGATTGTCTTGCTGCTTACTTGATCTGGATTTGAATCGAAATATGCATCGTTGGTAGTAAACTCGATTTCGTATCCAGTGCAGTTGACAACTTCTACCCAAGTCAGTTCGACAGACGTGGAAGACACTGCTCTGGAAATTATGAAGTGATCCGGAGTGGACGGTGCTGTAACTACTTCACTTGAATAGTCAGAATAATCTCCAAGCTGATCTTTCTTGTTATATCCTGCGCAACATGCTTTGTATGTATGTCCAGGTTCAACAATATATGAAATACTTGCTCCACGATCTTTTATCTCGACGCTTCCGATTTCATTCATGTAATCCCAGTCGTCTCTTTTTATCGCGAACTTGACTCCGACGGCAGACCAATCGTTGTCTAGGTTCGACAAGCTTATATCCAGCTGATTTTTAGTATACTCATTCAGCTTAGCATCTGGAGTAGGCGCTTTATCAGGAACTTTTTCATCAGCCTTTTGAAAAACATATGACTTACTATATGCCTGTTTTCCTGTCCAATACGCCTGTTCTTTGTCATTTACTTTATGGGTTTCGGAAATTGGTGTGACACAAATCTGTACTTTCGTTGCATTTTCCGGAGCTGTCCATACACTTTGTTTCTGTGTTTCAGTCGTATCAGAAGCCCAAAACCATTTCCCCTGACCTGTTCCATATTTCCATATAACCCTATAGCCAGAAGTATGACTCTTATTCCATGTCCAGGTGGCGAACATAGTGCGTTCTGTACCATTCTGAATCTGGATTTTACTTAAAGTCACCATTGAGGTATTCTTTTTGGCATCAGCCACTATTATCGCCTCCCTTCTACTACCACAGCTCGTGTTAATGTCTGAATTGCGTTGCTTACACTACTTGATTCGTCATAAGTAACGCCGTCAATACTATTGTATGTGTTACCCATATTTGAAAGTTTCTTTCCGAGTCTGTTGATTGCAGCCACAACGTCAGAATTTCCATTTTGACCTCTGTTGGACATCATTACATCAACAGCTCTAAGATTAGCGTTCGTTCCAATAGATAAATCAGAGAACATGCTGCTCATACTGCTAGATGCAGCTTTCACATTCGTTAAGTCCACAACTGGGCTAATCACTGGCTCAGCATCCATGCTCATCTCAAAGAGATCTGAAGCTTTGGAAATTACAGATGATAAAGAACTGGTAACATTCTCGCCAAGAGATTCGCCAGCTTCATATACTTTACGCCCCATAGAATCAACGCCGATAATGAGACCTTCGCCTACCCAGACACCTGACTGTTCTGCCAGTTTAGATGGTGAATGGGATTGCTGTCCAGCACGTTCGCCTAGGATTGCTGCTTGTCCCAAACGGTAACCAGCATTGTATACTGCCTGATACTGCGAATTAAGACCATTAATGAGTCCTATTCCGACATAAGAGCCAGACTCATGGAAACTACCGTAGAACCCTCGTATAGAATTTGCCGCATTGCTTACGGCTGAGTTTGCTGCTGATTCGGCATAGCTACTATTTTCTCTGATGCCAGCTGCAAGCTTCAGTATAAGAGCTGTACCAGCTGCTAAAAACACAGAAGCTTTGTGCATAATTTCAGAGTTCATCTTGTCAATCACACCAGATGCCGCTGAAGTGGCTTCACTACTCTTACTGCTTATACCCTTGGAAAGAGACTCGACAATACTATTTCCAGCACTTGTTATGTCTCCAGAAGCAGAGCTGAACGCTTTAGCAACGTTGCTTGTATCTGTCTGACCAAGAGTCGAAACAGCTTTCTTAAAGCTGCTCACTCCACTTGTATCGAGTTCAGAGAGACCTTTAATGAAAGTTGCAAGTCTTGAGGCTACTGTCAATGATCCAGCAATCTGTGTGAAATCCATGGATGCCACTTTTCCTGCATAATCAGATAACGACTGTCCAAGGTCTTCAACTTTGAAGTTCTCAATTCCATCGGATGAGAAGTTGCTGAGACTTAATACAAACGACTTAATCTTGTATGCTGAGTTAATTGAGGATGTTACCGCTGCGGTATCTACGCTGTTAAGATAGTCATAATATGCTGCGATTCCTTCGGCAACATATCCGATTGTTGTCGGGAAATTATCTAATGTAGCCATTTCACCATCTGTCATGTCTTGTGTGAATGCTTTCAGACTATTCGCGAATGTGATAACGGCATTAGTCCTAGATAAATCGCCTTTACTTGCCGCTTCGTTAAGGCTACCGATAGCATCACCGAATCTTCCAATTCTATCTGCGAATTCGCCAAGATCCACTTTACCATCAAACCACCCCTCTTCAGGAATAGCTTCTTGTAGCTCTATAAGCAAATCACCAATATCTTTTGCTTTCGTTATGGCATCCTTATTTACGGCATTTTCACCACTCACTGTATTAGAAGCTGATTTAATACTTTCCACGTATTTCTTAACTTCTTCACCAAATCCATCTAAAGTAGCACCTTTGAGCGAATCTAGCAAGGTCGTGGCATTTCCAATAGATTTTTGAAGGCCAGCAAAAGTGTCTCCGATACCAGCAACTACACCAAGATTCGTTACCCCAGTGTCAGATAACTCTGCAACCGCCGTAGCAGCCGTGTTAAGGTTAGTGGCATAGGTAGAAATCTCTCCGCCGAAATTGCCAATATCCTTATGACCATTCAACCATGTAACAATACCGCCTGTTGGATCAAGTGTGGATTGTAGTTCAGAAAACGCCGTTCCTATATCAGCTATTTTTCCTAAATTGGTAAGACCGTCTGCCGAAATTTGTGACACGAAAGAAGCGGCTTGATTAAGATTGATTGCATACGAGCCAATGTCCCATCCAAAATCTCCAAGGCTCTTCTCTGAAATCAAAGTCACCAAGCCGTCCGTCGGTTCGATTGTATTTTGTAACTTAGCAAACGCCGTTCCTATATCAGCAATCGTTCCGAGATTAGTAACACCAATATCGGAAATCTCAGCTACTGCCGATGCCGCCTGATTGAGATTTCGAGCATATGTTCCAATATCCCATCCAAAATCACCTATGTTGTAAGTAGCAATACCGGCTAATATTCCACCAGTCGGTCTGATCGTAGACTGCAGTTCACCAAATAACTGTCCAATGTCAGCAATGGTTTTGAGGTTATCCAGACCAGGATCGGATATGCCAGCAACAGCTGTTGCTGCAGTATTGATCTGATCTGCGAAATCGCCTATCTGAGCACCGAAATCACCAAGTCCATGACCCAAAAAGCTGGCGATAGCATTCTTTAAGCTTGTACTTCCGAGTGCCGCTAAAGCATTTATCAGTGAATTAACTTTATTAGCAGCATTATCGTCAATTCCAGAGAATGTGTTGATAAACTCTTTCAGATTGTCTGCCACTTCAGGAAGACCGTCTGTAGCCCCATTAAGAAATCCACCAATTATACTTCCAAAGAAGGTACCTAAAGCTTCACCAAGCTTGCTTAAAGTTGTAACCAACTTATCCAATTCAGATTCATCTACGAAATGACTAACTAATGCACCAATTCCTAAAATGACAGCTGATACAATACCAAGCACACCCATAAGTTTTAAAGCCCCAGAAGCAGCTGCTCCAGCCATCGGTCCAACTTTGCTAAGTATCACACAAGATGTAGAAAGTGCCAATAATAGAGCGGACAAAGAAACAACTGCATCAAGAGGAACATTCATCATTCCATTTTGACTTAATAGTGTAATCACAGCGCCTAGTGCCGTAACAACTAACGCCATACCAGCAGCCGCTCCTACTGCACCTGTTGACACGTCACCAGCTTTACTCATAACTAGCATGGATGCTGATAGGGACAGCATCAATGTCGACAAAGCAGCAACCGTTGGTAATGTGGTTTCAACTGGAAGTTGCGCCAACATGTACACTATTCCAGCAAGTGCTCCAACAACCACTGTCATAACAACCATACTCTTGATTGAGCTTCCAGCTGCTCCTGACGCTTTGGACATCAGTGCGAACGTCGCCATAAGGGCTGATAAACAAGCAGTCGCGCCTATAAGCTTTGATGAGTCGAGTAACGATAACGCAGCCACAGATGCCGCCATAACGGCGATGGCAGCTGTCATTACAATCAGATTCTTCTTACAATCGCTTGCTCCTCGTGTAGCCCAAACCATTGCTGTCATCATACCAGACAATAAACCAACTACCGTAAGACCTTTCGCTAGACTCTTAACATCCATCAAACTCATAAGAACACAAATACCAGCTAATATACCTATCGCAGCGGTCATAGCTAATAGTGTTCCACCAATCTTTGTCGCTTCCGGTCCAGTCGCTTTAACAGCATTTACAAGAGCTACAAGTAACGCACCAAAAGCAACGACGGCCACAGATCCTTTTATCAGTTCACCAGCCGATAGCATACTTACAAGTTTGCAGACACCAACTATCATAGTTAAAGCCAGTGCCATGGATGTTATAACACCAGCCATTTTCAGATATTTAGCATCATCTTTTGATTTGATTGCTCTTTTCAGTGCTGTCGTAAATATAATAAAGCCAAGCGCAAATGCTGCGCCCTTGAGCATCTCTTCAGCGGAAAGCATACCGGCAAGCTTACAGACACCCACCATCAACGCCATTGCAATTGCCATCTTGGCCATCATGCCGCCAAGTTTGCTAACACCTTTTCCACTCAGTCTTGTAACTGCTGATAACAGACCGGTAAAAACGATGAATACTCCCATGAACGCGATGCCCTTGACTAAGTCTTCTGCAGAAAGAAGTCCTATAAGCTTAATTGCCGCAACCATCAATATCAACGCAGCAGACATTTTCTTTATCATCATACCTGCTTTATCAATATTCTTAGCTGATTCACCCCTTACAAATACACCAAAAGCTATCAGCACAAGTGAAAGCGCCCCTATTACACCAGCCAATCCGATAAAGCCTTGCATCATTTCATCCGGTTTCATTCCACCCATGATTTTAACAACTGCAGCTAACATCAGAAGAGCGACACCTATTCCTGCAAGTCCGGTTTTCAAACCGTCGAGTTTCAAAGCACGTCCTTCGCCATCCAACGTTACGGTCGCCTCGCTAAGCTTATTTACAACTAAAGCCAACCCAACAAGAATTCCAGATAGCAAAGCAATAGCTGCTACCGATCTCGCGAGTGCGCCTTGGTCAAGTTGAGCTAACGCATAAACAGATGCAGCCAAGATACCAATAGCAATCGCCATACTTTTGATACCTTCAGCTCTGGTTTTGAACGCTTTAGCTTTTAAATTCTTAGAGAATGATTCTGTAATTGTTTTTATACTTTCATTTACAGTTCCAAGAATTTTTCCAAACTTTTCAAATGGTGTAGCGAATTTATCCATTATATCAATTATCTTATTGATAGTTACAATCCCAGCAATGACGGATGCTCCTATCGACCCAATTGTAAAAATCCTACCCCAATCTAACTTTCGTGCTTCTGAAAGTAATTTTGAACCAACGTCTTTCAATGCGCTTGTCGCGTCAGTTATTCCATCCTTCAGTCCATTCACCAAGCCCGCGATTGCATTTTTTGCTATATCGTACATCTCTGTTGAAGGAGAATGAATGCCAAGTACGCCTTTAATTGCAGACAGCATACTCTGACCAATCTCAATAAGGATGTCCGGTACAGAAGAAATACCAGCCTCTAACCCATTCTTTAATCCTTCGACGACATTGCTTCCAATCTCAGACCAGTCAATATTCTTAAAGTTTTCAATAAACTCCTGGACTTTAGGTATATTTTCGATAGCATCGACCAAATCTGTGAACGCTTCAACAGCCATTTTGACCCCTGAGCCAAGCGCTTCGAACCCTTTATTCACCAAGTCATTGCTAAATAAAAAGTCTCTGAACGCCACAGCTGCATCGCCAATTCCTGCCGTAACGTCAAGTAAATCCAAATCAAAAGCATTAAGAACTGCGTTCAAGCCACGAAAAGCAAACTTAGCCGTTCCTCCAGCAACAGTGGAAATTATATCCAGTATTGCAAAAACGCCCTTGAATGTTCTTTCAAGCTTACCTAGAGTTTCGTCAGTTGGAATCAAAGACGCCGTAAAACTATGAAATGCTCCTATAGCATTAAACAATTTATCCCCAAGATCATCAACTGACAGTGCTCCATGGAGATCAGTCCAAGCTTTACCAATACTGCCCACAACAGCCGAAATAGATTTTCCAATATTTACAAAAGACTGCAATAGTAACCAACGCCCATTGATCTGATCCATGTTGTCAATGAAATCATTTAATGGAATACCAAGTTTTTCGGCAGTAGTTTTAAGCTCTTTAAAAGCGTTTATCTGATCTTCAGTATAACCTTTGGCGCGCATTTCTTCTTCAGACAAATTAGCAATCTCTTTAATGAGTTTTTTCTTTTCGTCTGTGAGCTCTGTAGTCGCCCCAGTTTCAGCTGTAGTCGTGCCAAGAGCTTCGTCCTGCGCTTTGATTTGATCCTCAGTATATCTAAATGCGCATCCAAGAGCTTCATTTACTTTGTTTTGAACGGCGTAATAGTTTTTACCAGCTTCGGTTAAAGCATTGAATCTTTCGTCTCCGTTGCCAAATTTACCTGCTAATACATCATCTACGACAGAACCAAGATCTTCGACAGCAGCGATAGCTTTATTGACAGGCTCAGTAACACCAGTGATCTTATCAGCAAGCTCTGTGAACCCCTTACCCAATGCACTTTTGAGAACGTCATTGCGAAAATCAGATACGTTATTGATAATGTTGCTGAAGAAATCACTGACATTAGACCACATTTCTTTTGCTTCTTCGAAATCACCGATGATGAGCTGCCATGATGTAGTCCAACCAGACCCCATAGCCTCTTTTAAGGTGTCTATAAGCTGACGGAATGTCTTTACTTTTGTGGCTGCGTCATTAGCAGTTTTTGCCATGTCAGCCATCTGAGTTGCTTCTTCTTTGGTGTATCCCTGCTCCACAAACTTTTTGACAGCTGCTTGATACTCTTCTTGTGTCTCAGCTGCCGTAGCAAACTGATCCAAAGTCTGAGTAAGAACCTCTGTAGTCAACCACCCAGTGCTGAGAGATTCTCTGAATGAGCCATTAGCTTCTATAGCAGCCTTAGCTCCGGTCTGAAGATGTTCGGACGTTCTGGTTAAAGCGTCTTGAAAGACCTGTCCACCCATTCCGGCATTTACTACAGAGTTCCAGTCCATAAGCTTAACAGTTCCAGAAGCAAGCGCCTGAGATAACTGATACATAGCGGTTGAAGCCTGTTGAGAATTAGAGCCAGACACGGCTGCAAGGTTTGCTATACCTTTAATTGCAGATACAGAATCGTCCAGTTTTACACCAGCTGCGGTGAAGGTACCGATATTCCTTGTCATCTCAGTGAAATTGTATATTGTTTTATCCGCGTATGTATTCAATTCACGAAGGGCGGCATTGACTCTCTCTACATCGGTGCCCTCTTTCTGAGTATTAGCTAAGATTGTCTGTATCGCATTCATCTGAGTCTCGTATTCTGTCAGACCGTCACGAACAGGATCTATTGTGATAGCTGAAATCATCGCTTTAGCCGAATTAACCACAGAATTGGTAATATTAGCTAAAGCGGTAACTCCCATAACTTGAAGTGCGGAAAATTTAGCAGAAACAACATCGACGCTTCTACCTAAAGCATTCATGTTTACTTTCTTTGAGGCATCCCCCAGCTCTTCAAAACCCTTGGAAGCGCCTTTTAAATTCAACTTCTGTTTGAGTTTATCCAAGGTAGACATACTTGTTTTAACGTTTTTCTCAAAATCTTTATTGTTGAATCGCATTTCGACGACTCGTTCATCAACAACTGCGCTCATAGATTGGTCACCTCCTTCCAAGCAGCCTCGGCGATTTTGTCAAAAATAGGCTGGATCGCAGGATTAATATAATCTCTCCCTTGGACCCAGCCTCCTGTTCCAGTCCCATGACCATTCTGTAGAATGATCGCAATAGGAACACCTTTATTGACATTTGTGTTCTTAAACACTATAGCCACCGATCCATTTTGACGTTCTATTTCATACGTCCATGATGCGGCAGTCTTACCAGTTTTTACAGGTGTAGCGGAAGCAAGAGCGGCCACGCCTTCTCGGCCATACTTATCCAACACACCGAGTTTTGTGACTTCTCTCAGCCTCTCAAAGTATCGAGACAGTTTTTTGAAGTCGCCTTTCTGTTCGAAACTTATCATGCTACGATCTCCTTATTAATGAATGTATTCCCAATCTTCTGCAAGAACGTCCCTGATGCTTGGAACCCACATAGCATGACTTCCATCTGTTGTTTTAATCTGTAAATACGGTTCGCATTTAAACAGATCGCCTTCATTCATTCCCCACGCCTTGGCAGTCTGAAGATTACAAGGGATTCCATCTGGATAGCCTTTCTGGTAGACAACAAACATTCCCTTACCGTTCCATCCATGTCTGAAAATCTTATCTCCTGCTTTTACTTTTTCTAATGCCTGTCCGAAATTCATATTATCCTCCTTAAACTCTTTTCACTTTATCAAGCGGAATCCAGCCTGCTCCAGATTTAAGCTTACCCCAGCCGGAATCAGACCCTTTTCCTGTCATTACTTCCACAATCGTAAACACACCTTTTCCGGTACGAAGACCAGTTAATTTATACTTGGTGCTAGGACCTTTTCGAATCTTCAGTTTATCGGTCTTGACCTTAACCTTGAAATCACAAGGACCTACGACAATACCTGTTTTCGCTGGTTTCTGCGGTTTTGTTTCTACGATCGTCTTATTAAGAATTCCTTCTACAATCGCTTTGGCACATTTGTCAGCATCCCACACGTTCTTATCCTTCTCGGAATCCACAAAGCAACATTCTACCAGCAGTGCTGGAGCTGTTGTATGGTGGAGAACGTACAGTTTCTGTGAATGTTTAACACCACGGTCATTAAGACCAAAAGTCTTTGCGATCTTTGCGGAAATACGAGCAGCAACGTCATTCAGCTTATCACTGTATAACCATACTTCTGGTCCTGTGCCGCCACCTGCATTAAGATGAATTGAGATATCAATATCAACCTCATGTTTATTGCATTTCTCAACAATATTTGCCAGGTTTCCTCTTTCGTCGCCAACATCGTCTGTACAGTCGTATACTGTATGCCCCTCTTTTCTAAGGAGCTCAATAACTTTGTTTTTTACTTTACGGTCCTCATTAACCTCGTCAAGAAAACCAGAAGCTCCTCGACAAACTAACGAGTGACCCGCATGAACGTTATATGTTCCCATGTAGCATCCTCCTTAAATCTATCCTTTTGTATGCCATTGTTTCTTACGTGCTGCGTTCAGTTGAGCATTTCTCATGGCAGCTTCTCTGGCATTTATTTTTTTGGACGGCGCATTTTCTGTATTGCATACTCTAATCAAAGTCAATAATCTGTTAAGATGCCATCGCTCGCACTCGAATGGTATTCCACACGCGATCATCCAATAATAGATAAGCTCCGATGTAATACGTCGCTTTCTTCCAGGTCTATCGTTACTCTTTGGAAATGTAGTGGCTGTCATCGGAGCTTCTATATAATTCATTACATCTTTCAAATTTCCCTCGCTGAGTCTATCATAGACTGAAGACTCAATGCTTTTATCAAGAGTCATAAAACGGATATAATCAACGATCTCTTCCTTAGTTTTTTCCTCCTTGGAAAGGAAAGATCTACACCATTTTGACTCCCATTTAGAAAGAGCGATGAGTGAATGCTCCAAATGTAATACTTGGGGCTTTGTTAAAGTGTGATAAACAAACTCATCTTTTTGTTCATCCCACTCCTCCCTTTCTACACCAGGTATCACAATCTGAAGCATATTCCATCCTCCATTGTTTTCATGTTAATTACGCTACCGGTGGTAAAACCGGGGTTTCAGCATTGTTGGCAGCTTTTGCAGCATTCTTTGGTACAATTCCATTTACAAACTCTGCCGCGGCATCCGCATTTGTAACCAGTTCCATGAACAGCTCAGAGTATGCTTCTGTCTGTGAAAACTGTTTTGAAAGCTCATCTGATTTGATAAACTGCTTTCCATCAGGACTCTTAACACCATAAGACCCAAGAATAATGTCTTTAAATAACTTCATGATTGATGGACCGTCCTGAGCCTCGGTAATTTTCTTAATCATTTCGGAAAGACCACCAGCTGTAGAAAGCTCCATCTCAGCAATCTCAGCTTTGTTATAATTGAAATAGTGAGTCTCTTTTCTTTCGACACCGTTATAATCGGTATACTTAATTGTCTTTGCTAACATGTTATTTTCTCCTTTCACTTTTCGGCTATAAAAAAGACCCAACCTCATCACAAGGAAGGGTCTTCAAGTTTTTTCATTTAATTATATAAATCATTCTGTAACTGCCTTGAGGATTGTTACAATCTCGTCAGGAAGTGGAAGTCTTGGCTCTACGCCATCGTTCCCTGAAGCAGTCGCATCTTTACCATAAAGAATTTCCTCGATCTTTAACATCTGAGCTGCAGTCACCTTGGTGGAATCAATTTCCAGTGTAGCTGTCGGTTCGCAGTTCTCAACCTCAACTGGAGTAGTCGAGAACTCCCAAGACAACGGATTTACATTTGGATCTGCGTTTGCAGATTCATGTTCCTCAGGACTTGGAGAAGCAAGCGCTCCGTAAACCAGATGAATTTTATAACCATGGGATGTGCCATCGGTATCATTACCAATAAGTGTTCGATAAGCGAAGCCGAATGGCTGTCTTTTCTGCTGACCGATTGTTACGCCTTTAAGCATCTCACTTTCACCATTACATTTGGCAAATTCGTCCGGATATGTATATGCTTCAATTGTTCCTGCATACTCTTCAGTGGAAAGCAGGTTAAGGTACTTGTGATTGTTTGCATAAAGCGGTGTCGCTTCTGCTCCAGAAGGTGATTCTGATACTTTACTAAGACCGTTCCACGCAACGCCTTTTTCGTACTTTCCGTTTTCCTGTACAAAAAGCACACCACGATCAACGCCAGTCTCAAACAGACGCTCACCAATCTGATCCCATTTCAGTTTTGACATTTTAGGTTATCCTCCTTAAAAATATAGTTTTAAAGTATCGTGATGCAGATTATCCGCAATATAGTGCTTACCGTATGAACAATAAGGAAGTTCTAACAGTTTCTCTATGACTGGATGATCTGGAGTTCTGCTTATCACGATTAAGTCATATCTGTAATCTTTTTTATACACAGAGTTATTAGCTCTTTGAACATCAATCTTACTTTTAGAGTATCTGATAGCCGGGTACTCCATTTTGACCGCACAGACACCAGAGTCAGGCGGCTGATAATACACATGTCTGCACCCAAGCAATTCTTCAAGTTTCATCTGAAGATCTAGGCGTGTCCCCATGCCATTCACCTCCTACGGTAAGTATCAGACGCGGTCTCTGACTCGGATCTATCTCTGTGACTTTCCATCTTGTTCCCATAATCTCTACATAGACGATACGAGAACAGTTATCATAGGCAAATGGATCGGCAAGAATGCTAACCACATCTGCCAGATTGAGGGAGTCATTGATCTCGCCAAAATTTTGACGTTTACGCCGGTCACTTGTGATATCACCATAATACTCGTGCTCCACTACTCCACTTGATTCCCATATACCTGGAGAAGTTTCTGTAGCGGGAAATTGATATCCGACTTTGCCGAACCATTTGCTCATTTTTTGATCTCCTTTACTCTTTAACAGCAGGTTCTGCCTTTACAGTAGCCAGTTTGGCAGTTGTAGCAGAAGTTGTGTCAGTTGTTACGTATGTAACTGTAACTGTGTCGGAAGCATTTTTGCAGCTGATCGGACGATACATAACACCTGCTGTATCAACGACAAGCATCCCCTTGATGTATGCATCTTCAAGTTCCGCCGGAGTAGCTTTCACTTTAAGAGTTTTATCAAGATATGCTACGCCGTCAGCCTTGACGTAAATTTTTCTAGCTGCTACATTTCTGTCATCAGCGTTCATACGAATGATTTCCATAATATTATTTCCTCCTAAAATAAATTAAGCCGCCGGCTCTTCAAGAGCGATGGCGGAATACAGTTTTGTGAGGGAACCAGAAAGTCTGGTCTCCAGCAGGTATTTATAACGGTTGAAATCAATATCGAAATCTTCAAATTTTGTAATTTCTCCTCCGTTAGTTGCGCCTAACTGATAGTCAGAAAGATTCACAAACAGACCGAGCAAATTTTTCTTTTCGCCGGTGCTGGTTGTTCTCTGAAGACCCTCGAACTGTTCAACGGTATGGATCTCGTTTACGTTGAGCGCTTTCGCCAAGTCGGATTTAGAATCATAGATGCGACGACCGTTGAGGTCTCGGGAAAGCAGCATCACGTTAAGGAGATGCGGTGTACAGTACAGATCCGGAGTTCCAGTTCCTTTGAATTTCTCTCTTGAATACAGAGCCGCCTCAATCATAGCCTCTGCCAGAATATAGTTTTCGCTGAAGTTAGCGCCAGTGTTCGTGCCCTGGAGTTTGGTCTTGGCGGCAGCCACATCAACATCAGCATGGATGCAATATAATTCATTATCGTTCCAGATAGATCTAACATGATCTTCATGGATTTTGTCTGCGTCACCCTCTTCACGTCCATCTCCAACAAGAATAGCCATGGCTAGCTCCTCATTGAGAACATGTCTCATCATCTTCCACTGATAAGCTACAATGTCGAAATCGGTGATATCCACAATATCATCCCTGTTCAGCTCATCTTTGATGTAGATGGTCTGCGGGTCGGTAGACCTACCGATCAGCTTGATTTTCTCCATGTTCTCCTTGTAGTCACCTTTCTTCTGATAACCTTTGGCTTTAAGCTCGGCGATACGGGCGTCAGCATGTCTGGTACGGATGCGGCTGAATGGAGATTTATGAACTTTAGAGATAGCTGCATCAATCCAGGACTGGTCTCTCTCAAGGGTCTCCGGCTCACCTTTCTTCAGAAGCTCATACTCTGGAAAAAGCTTCTCAACTTCTGCATCAAATACACCGTGAGCCAGCTCATCAGAATGCTCTTCGGCGAAAATTGTCATGGCCTGCTTCAGACTTCCCACGCTACTCTTCTTAGCCATATTAATGATATCCATTTCATCAGAGTGGCTGAGCACTTTTGTCTGCTGCTGGGTATTACCCTGGTCAAAAATAGAATGTTTCATGTCTTTGTTATCCTCCTTATCATCTTCTTCGTTGTCATCTCCAACACTTCCACGAGCCAAAGCAAGTGCCGCGTATAAAGCATTCTTCTGCTCTTCTGTCATAGTGTCGATGACTTCTCCGATGGTTTTTTCTTTTTTCGATTCGTCTTTGTTTTCTTTTTTCTGCTGACTGTTAGTTTCTTTCTTTTCATCCTGTTCAGCTGAATGATGAAGCATAATATTCTCATCATAAGAAGCAAAAAGTTCATCTTCTTCATCGACACCATGCGCCATTACAAAATCCACATATGCTCCTGGATTGGCACCAGCCAGAACAAGACTAAGTTCTTTAATATCCCCGTGAATAACGTCACTGCCTACCTGTTTCAAAATTTTGGCCCAGATAGAAAGAGATCTTACATCTCCGTGCTGCACCAACATCTTTGCACGTTTTCCCTCTTCAGTATCATTGAATGTACCATATGCATATACACCGTCAGCACGATTCTCTAACAGAGCATGTCCGATCACTGCTTCTGGGTTCGTATGGTTATGATTCCAAACAAGCGGGACTGTACGTCCATCATTATCCGAAAATGCATTTTTTCGAATGACCCGGCCATCCCCGCAAGCAAGGTCGTTACGTGTGGCATAGCCACTGAAATCACAATTATTCATTTTGACCTCTGTCTCCTCCTTCTTGATATTTATATGTTTCTGCCAGACCTTCTTTAGCCTGGCTTATGTTGCTGTTTCTGAGTTCATCTGCCTTAGGATCTTTAGACGGTTTCATACCGATAACCTGGCGGATTTCATTCGCAGTCATAATCTCGTTTCTTGTGAACTTGTCCGCAATCTCTGCCACGCTGCTGACCGGAACAAGCTTAAACGGGTCTCTAAAATACATGATCGACTGACCCTGTGTTCGAGCCGTTTTAGACAGAAACTTACGCTTCATTTCATCTGCAATAGCAGACACAAATGGCTCCACTGTTCTGTTCATGTAATTTAGCATTGTTTTTTCATCTGCTGTACCATTCAATACTTCCTGTGTGATACCTAACTGGGAATACAAAAGATCCTGAAGATATTCGATTTGTTTCATAAGATTATTCTCTAAAGACCTGTTTAACTGAACGACTTTCTCTGTGGAATCAATGTACGCAATACCATATTTCGACCCGGTAAGCTGCTTTTCAATATCAGTTCGTCGTGTCTCAGCCTGATTTCTTCTTGCTTCTGACTTAATTGCATAAGGGAGCTGAATAAGTAAATCTAACTTGCCAGATGCCGTTCTTTCGTCTGTCACATCCAGCAGGCTCAATTTCCTACTCAATCGCTTAAACGTGGAGTTTTGTTCATTGATTATTGAGTACAGAGGGTTTTCGACAATACCGATCTGGCGCTTAGATAGGAGAATGTCTTCTTTCTCGCCAGTACGTTCGTTATAGACTTGAACAAGAACTTTTTCCGGATACCATTCCAAAATCTTTCCAGTTCTCATAGACAAAATATCATATGAATCCGTAAGCATGGGGTCCGCCGTAGTATAAACAGGAACCATAGCAACCCCGCCTTCATCCATAGCAGACATCGTTACATCTTGGATGTACGATCGTGCGGTCTGATCAATATTTGCTTCCAGAGTTAAACAATTATTCAGCTCTGAATCCACATCTTCTATATATCGACCGTCCTTATCCAGCTTACAATGTCTGAATCCGATACTCGCTACATCCAAAGAGATTCGATTAAAAATAGCGGTGATAATAGATCTCTCATTACCGCCGCTTAAACGTGGGCGATCTGGTCTGGCAGAATACCCCGGTCCATTTGATTGATACCCACGTGTTGGATCACGATTGGCAAATGCATTGAATGCACGCTGCAATCGTCTTGTGATATTAAATTCCATTTTGACTCTCCTTATTTACACGGCAGAGAGCTACTCACTGTCACCTCTCAGCTTTCACCCTAAAGATTTGCCGCCTATTAAAAGTTAGTTTTCTCTAACTTATAGACATAGTTACACCATTATTCAAATGCTTCTCTATTTAGTTTAAAGGCTATAAAAGCATCCATCATAGCTGCTACAGCATCAATTTTTGCTTCGTGTCTCTTCTTCAGTAACTTTCGGTTACCATTTGTATCTTCCATAACAATGCAGTTTCCCATTGTAAATGTCATGAGTTGCTCATCGAAAAGAAGCATTCTCTCCTCCGAAAGTTTCTTCAGTTCACCTAACGGAACAGATTCCGTCTTAGAACCCTGAATTACTTTCTCAATACCAAACGGTCCATTTTCCCGTTCCCAACGTTCAACAAAATCTCTTGCGTTATACGGATCATAACCAAAGCAACGAACATCATAGCCTGTCTCTATAATATGGTTATCAAGATCGTCATAGACCTGTGTCATATCAAGAATATTACCATTCATAACATGAAGACTCCCCTCTTTTATAAAATCATCATATTTTCGTCGTAACGCACCTGGTAGCTTAGCAAGAGTAAGTTCGGTTATATAATTTCTGGTCTTGACTCCAAAATCGCCATTACTCAAAGGAAACAGAAACACAAACGAACAGAAGTCATCACCCTTAGATAAGTCAGCTCCCAAAGCGCATGGCATCTGCCAGAATTCTCGTTTTCTGTGTACCTTAGTTTCTCTATACGTGAAGAAATAGGTATAACCCTCCATTGGGATACCAAAACGTTTTGCCAGGATATCGTTTCTTGCTGCCGGACTATTTTCTGCTTTCTCGACAGCTAGCTGATAAGTCTCATAGGACACAGTCTTTCCTAGATTAGGATTAGCTTTTATCCACATGTCAGGCTTGCCAACTTCCTCCATGGAATCAAGCTTGTACCACCAGATTGATGTATGTGGTGCGTTATATTCTCCTTTGAGAATCTTCATTAATTCCATTTTGACGTCATCACCAGGACCGTTACGCACAGTACCCTCAGAGCTGATGGCTATAATTAAGTAGTCATCATTCTTACCACCACTCTGCTCTTTGGCAGCACTCTGCTCCAGTGTCTCAACAACATCCTCTCGGATATCTCCAGAAAGCCATTCATCAACCGTGGCCACCTTGATACGTAAACCCTGAAGCTTATCAATGGACATAGGTCTGACTTCTAACAGTGAGCCAGTAAGAAAATTCTGGATTCCTTTTTTGGTGGAAGCTAGCTTAACCCTGTTAGCTCTTGATCCAGTTGTATTCTGTAACGAACCCTCGGTAAGAAACTGAAATAAAGGACCTCTGGCCCTCGTTATGGCAGTTCGGATTGGTGACATTACCTCTTCCGCCTGTGCCATAGTGGGAGCTGTTGTTACTTGATGAGTAGTCGATGTATCGACGTTCAGAAAATAATTCTGAATACAAGAAGCATACATAGATTTAGCTGCACCTCTGGCAACTATAAGATATTGTTTCTTTATAAGCCTTTTTTTTATTCGGCGGTTCTCATAGTGCCCGGGTTGTCCATTCTCTCCTGGGACATAAATACTTCGATCGACAAAGTAATACCAACCAAATATCTGTTCAGCCCATAACTTAAATGAATCCAGTAAATGAAGGTTCTCTCCATCTGTCAGTGTAAGCTCATTCTCGCAATAACTTACGAAACCTAGAATAGCCTGGTCGTCATACCAAATACCTGGGTTTTCAATCCAGGAATCTATTCGGTTCATCTCCATGGAGATTTCTTTACAGACTGGTATTTCACCTCGAATCACGGCATCTCGAAAACGGCCGTAATAAATCGGGGTGGCTGTGTTCGATAATGCCATAAATGTTCACCTGTTACTTCTTCTTATTGTTGGTATAGATTTTTACATCATCATCCAACTTGAATGTATTGTTTATCGTCTTTGTCATGAAAGATTTTGACAACTGTTTACCAACATCAATTGCTGCCGGAGTAATCATATCTTTCATCACTGTCTGCGCAATCTTCTTACCCTTAGAAACTTGCTTTGGAGTTAATGAGCTCAATTCTTGTTCTAGTTTTATCCTGCTAATCTTCTGTCGGATTTCATCATCGGACATATCTTTCACGGATTTTGATTTCGACTTCGTCTTTGAAGATTCGGAACCCTTGGCGCTCTCTGGATGACGTCTAAGATTCTTTCCGGTAAGATTTGTATACTCAGCTCTCATCTTTGAAGCTTTTTTTCTGCCAGCGGAAGTAAGCGTTCCATCTTTGTTCTGGTATCGTCTTACACCCCATTTCATACCAAGTATTCCGTGATGGGATAAGTATTCATTTTCCATATCACACCTCCTCTCCTTTATCAGCGTTTACAGCCAATCTAAATTCGAGCATGTTAATCTGTCGGTTAATAGAATCCATGAGAGTAGCATTCTGAGGTGGATCAAAGAGCAATTTCACATTCAGATGTACGTATGATTTTACACCCTCCAAATCAGATCCCTCTGGTAGATACTCGCTCCAAGTAGTTGTTTTATCAGAGATTCTGAAACCTTTAGATGGTCCAACCCCCAACTGATTAAGAATCATAAATGTGGTATTGATATGTGTAATTATGTCTGTATCGAATTGCTCGTACTCTTCGGGTAATCCAATCATTTTCTTGATTGTCACAAGTATACTTTCGTTATCCATCTCAGTGTCACCTCCTCCATGGACATGTATCGTTTTTAGTTCTTTCTATAACAAAAACATCAGTCAGTGATTCATATGTGCCATAATGTATGGCATCATGTGTACGTTTCATGGTTGAAATCAGATAATCCGGGTTTAGTAGAAACTCAGTACGTTCCAAAATATCGGCTTTGGTGATTGGGTTCATATGATGAATGAGTATTCGGTCGTTTATCTCGTATCCGTCCAAACCAAGATCACACCCATGGTCTCGAATAATCACCTGATCCCGAATTCTATTCCATTCTTTAGATTTGTAAAATATCTGATTCAAATATCGGTCAAACCCGAACGTATCTTCTCCAACTGAGCCACCTAAACGCAAATATTCATACCGCTGTTTAAATGTCGGCAAGCGCACCAGTTCGGAGTATGTTCTAATATTCGTCATAGCTCTCACCTATATTTCCGTTGCCACCATAAGCACGCATGGCTTCAAGAACTTTGGCATATTCTACAGCAGATTCTTTGCTAGCTTCAATCGCACTGGTTTTAGCTTTGAGTAGTTCATTCTCTTTTGCTAGTTTCTCCCTCTCTAATCGCTCCTTCTCTGTTCCGAGTTTAAGAAAATGAGTAATTAACTGAGATGAGGCTGTTCCATTAAGTAATTTTTCCTCAGCGCGGTCCATCGCCAAGGATATGAGCTGGTTTTCTCTTGCCTCCGGCGACAATACCGGTCGAAGACGCTTAGATTCCTTGGCTTTTGGCATAGTTATACACCTCTTTCTTGCAAATTTAATAGACTTTGTACTGTGTTTAGGTGAACTTATAGAACCATCGGAAAATGTGTTTTATCTTTTCACGGAAAGGAGAATTTTACCTATGACAAAAAATACGTAAATGACGCGAAATAGTCCTATAAGCTCACGTAAACACAGTAAACCAGAAAATATCAGCGGGGAATTTCACCCAGATGTTTTCTGGAAAATGTCCCCCGGAGAATTTTCAAAGACCGGGGCGATGCAGGGAGGGGGTGTGATTTTTGAGACCCCCCCCTCTATATCTTTCGCTCCGATTAAGCCACCTCTGTGGTATTTGGATCTGTATTCTTTTGATTTCTGTACACTTTTTTGTAAATATTAAGAAAATCGTTATCAATGATTTCATCAATAACTCTTTCGTGTTCTTCATCGAACTCTTTTTCTGACATATCATCAGAATAATGGGTAAGTCTATCTATCTTTCCGCATGTATTGTAACCATTTCGGTTATCAAACAGCATCCAAAGAGCAAACTGCTCAAATGGATCATACGGATTGTCAAATGTCGTTAATCTACAATCACTCATTAAGCTGTTGCTCCTTTCAAATATTTAGAAACTGTTGATGTAGAAACACCAAGTTTGTCTGCAATCTGTTGAATTGTATAAGAAGAAGACATCGCTTTGATACGATTTGCTGTAGCTGCGCTGATAGAAGCAGATGATTTAGGCATTGCTCTCTGGCGAAGCGAATCAGGATCACAGTTTTGAAGGATTGATTTCAATTTGTTCTCACTGATTGCACCTGCCTGAATGGCTTCCCATTCTTTGTCAGTTATCTGGATATTTCTCTCTTTTCTGGAGATAGAACCCACTTCTTCTCTAGCTTTACTCAACGCTCTCTGCGAATCCTTCTTAATTTCTTTAGTCTTCAATTTAACACCAGCTTCCTCAGCTTCTTTCTTTTTGGCATTGATAGTGGCTGCAGCCATACGATTGGCAGTCCTCTCACGTACCGTATTAAGTTGTGCTTTATGAAGCTTTTGCTCAAGACTATTGACCTCTGTCTGATACTTAGCCTTAGCTTCCTTGCTATAAGCTATCTTACCGGTCTTGCTAATTTCAACACGTGCCTGATTGGCAAGCGATTTCATGGTATTGGCATAGTCAGCGTAGACCAGTTCCATGGGGTGTCTATACTCAGATACTAGGGTCATGGCGTCATCGGTTTCTGCCATATTAGTGCTCTTCTGAGTACGAACTTTCTGTACTTCAACGATTTCGCCAGTTCGTTTATCCACTTTAGTAGTGGTGTAGTCCGCGTCATCTGCTCTTCTGTACAGTAATGCACCTTCTGGTCTTGACGGATCATAATCTGGCTTGCCTTTCAGATTAACATGGGGCTGTCCCTGTCTCTTATCAACATCCACTTCTCCTTTAGCTCTGGAAATAAGAGTAGATGCTCCGCCAAATCTCAGATGGCCGGTCGAATCATAGTGTGCCTGGTATTCTTTTTTCAAAGCTGGAATATTGTTATCTATCTCACTCTGTTTATAGTCCAGATGATGTTTCTCCGCGTCGATAACAACCATTGAATGGCGAACCGCTCTTGCCATCTTATTATCATCTGCTCCAGCAAGGGTCATGTCTGTGATAAGATTACTGATTTTACCCATTTCAGTATCGGTCTTTTTCAAAAGCTGATACTCATGCCCACCACGATAGTAATGTTCTTTTCCTTCGTTATCGACTCTTTTCTCTCCACCGTACTCCATTTTGGGGTCGAATCCAACAAGCCCTTCCAAAGCAGGACGAGAAGCAATCTTCACCTTACCAGCTTTATCATGGGTAGGAATGCACATTGCTGTATCACCATCGAAGTCTGCCCCAGATAATCGTTCGGCAACTTTGCTATTAATACCAACAGCATCAATTGAAGTTTTACCGATCATTTCGATGGCTTCTCTATTCTTATTGTTTACGGTAAGAATAGGTATCTCAAAAGTCCCTCCGTGCGGAAAACGAATAAGCGCAAGTTTACTTCCATCCGGATACCCAGGAGCGTATACTTCTTTATCTGACATAGTAGTAAGCGGAAGTATGACATGATATTTCTGTCCAGGAAGAGCAGCCGCTTTCAAATGCACAGCCGCAGAGTCACATGACTGAGCAAACTTCTCCAAATAATACTTCTTTATAGTCGGGTTCGTGAGAGCATTAATCTCAGCAAACTCCTCTTTCTTATCTGCTTTAGCAATACCAAGCTGCTTCTCGGCCATAGCCTTGGACTGTTTGGACAAGAACTGGGATGGTAAAGAATCTTTCCATTCGGTCCAATCACCCTCAGCTCGTGTCTTGTTAATTAAACCAAGTTTCTTTTCGCCTTTTTTATCGGTATACCAATACTGTCCACCCTGATCTTTCTCTTTGATGGCTGCGCCAAATGGGTTATCTGGATCGTTCTTAATGTCTTTCAGAACATCAAGTTTAGAAACGCTCTTAGATTTGTTGGTGTTAAATATAACATCCACACCTGCCGGAAAGTCTTTTGGATCACCGTAAACAGCCATTCCTTTGATGTACTTCTTTCCATCAACCATGATTCTAACCTGGGAATATCTGGATTCACCAAGAGACAAATCAGCAACACCAGGACGGAGTTGAACTAAACCATCCCTTTCCAATCCGCCTTCTTCTGCATAGCGGATTTTCAGTCGTTTAGAATCCATACTTTCTGGGTAATGAAATTTCTTTTCGTATGTGTTTCCGCCGTCTCTTGAAATATAATCTTTAATGGTATGAATCTTGTCCAAATCATAAATGGCATTATGAGGAGTGTCTGGTTTACAGAGCACTCGTTGTGTTGTCATCTGGCCCTTGTTGGTCACCTGCGCAAAGCGACCACCGTAGACTTTGTATCCACCCTCAGCCTGTAAGATGAAGAGAGCCTGATCTAACTTCTCTTTTGAAATGTTTAATTCGCGATCGACGCCAGTCCCGACATCAATCATACCTTTCTCATCAACATGTTTCTTTAACATCTCGGCAGTAGCTCTTGCCTGTTTCATTCTGGATTCCGAATTTGGGTTCAGGTATGATCTGACCGTAGATTCATTGACACCTAATTGTCTTCCGATTTCAGTTGCACTCACTCTTTTTTTCTTCAGAGCTTGTGCTCTTGCCACGTCATATCCACGACGCTCATCCTTGGCGATAGCGTACACAGTTCGGAAATCAGTAGAAGAATATCCAAGAGACTTTGCAATAGCATTATCGCCAGTATATTTCTTTCCAGTCTGCGGGTCAGTATAGGTGAATCCGTTCTTTCTCATCTGTTCGACACGACCTAAGAAATCCCTACTGGACTGAAATGGCTCTTTACCAGATCCCCAAGGATATCTACCGGATCTTCTAGGCATACCGTAATGCTCCAAATATTCCTCATCGCTCATATATCCGCAACCAAAATACGAATCTATCTCTTCAAGTATGGAACTCATATCACACCTCCTGCAATCTACTCTTTTCTATAAGTTCATCGAAATGAATAATAGTGTCCATAATGTAGGAAATCTTTTCTGGATCAGGATGATGTACCAGAACTTCATCCTGTTTATACAAACGGAGTTCGATATCAATCGCACTGGGCTTATATTTATACTCCAAACAGAACAGAGCTGCATATACTTCCAATTGTTCAATATGATCTTCGATTTTTCCGGATTTGCCTGTCTTTAAATCATGTATTCGCAATATGTTATTTCTGAAGCAGATAGAATCAGCTGTTCCGAAGAAATTATTTGAATAATATAGGACAACCTCAGTATCCATCTTGAATCCGATTGCATCATTCACATATGCGTATATTGTCTTCTTTGATCGAGGTTGCTTAATTCCTAAATCAATCGTGTCTTTAGCCCAAGCGTGAAGCTTAGTGCCGATTTCTTTAGCTTTCAGATTTTCGAATACAGTGAGTAACTTGTCGTCCGAATATCTCAGCCATGCACTTGAACTTGCAGAAAACGGTGCATGAAGTCCGCTAAGATTCGAATGCTTGATGAAGTTCATCTAATACTTCCTCCTTGTTCTCTGGATATATAAATTTTGAAAATGACATATTATCCATTTTTTCAACGTAATAATCCTGATTCGGTCGATGTGAAGCTGTAGCGCTCTTTTTGACTTCAAGAGCAGCCCACTTGTCTTTATACAAAACCAATAAATCAGGAATTCCTTGAATATCAGCAGAATCCAGTTTTGTTACAATACAACCCGGAAATCTGCTTTTTAATTCTTTCTTCAAGTCAGCCTGAAATTTATTTTCTTTCATGGCAAATCCCTTTCTTTTATAGAGTGGACCTTGATGGGTACGATCCATCGACATCCCGGTTATGAGCCGGACGCTCTAACCAACTGAGCTAAAGGTCCAAGAAGACCCGGAGTCTGAAGAACATCCGAGTACGTTCCAAAATATAAAAGACAACGAACCAGCGTAAATCGCTAATCCGTCATCTTCTCTCTATAAAAGTGTATGTAATTTTCGCACGTAATCTTTTGGGGCACGTTCGTAACATCAGGTAATTAACTTGAAATGCCTCTCTTTATACTCTCTATTATTACGAGCTGCTCTAAGCACGCTCTTATGATCACCCTCAATATTTCTTGCACATTCTCTAGCCGATTGAAATTCTTCGCCAGATTCCAAAACTTCAATTCGCTGTCCAGGACGTCCTATAATATCTAGTGGAGGATCTGAAGAATATCGTCCTCCCGAAACGACGATATGATAACCATGACATGTGTTGAATCCTGTTTCTCCTCTAACGACTTTCCCCAACCATTTAGCATCAACATTCAGTCTGTTTGCGCATGCTTGTATAGAATTAAACTCCTCGCCAGTTTCGACAATTCGAACCGGAATACCATCTCTTTTTGTATCAAACCTGTTCACAAGAAATATCACTCCTTTCATGATATAGCCAAAAAAAGAGCGCCTGTAATTCAAGCGCCCTGACTGGAATATAAAGTTTTTATTCCTTTTTACCTTTTCCGAATACCAGAAAATGTGTAGCGACGTTTGCGTCTGGGTTAATTCCACTAGAAATCATTCTTTCGCCTAATGTCCCGAGTTTTGTAAGCTCTATACCGGCGGTGTCGACTGCCGCAAATACTGCTGGTTTGTTTCCGTAATAATCCTTACAATCGAGTAATAATGTATTCGTAATTTTACTTTTAAGCACAACATTACGTTTACAGCAATATCCGTATCCAGCGCCAACGCCGCCCACAAAAGCAGCTACCGTGACAACTCCACCAACAATTTTCCATTTGTGTTCCCCAACAAACTTACTAATGTTTTCTTTCTTCATCATTCAATCCTCCTGAAATATAAATGTAAACCTTATGGTTCCATAATAGAGCTTGTAAATATCGCGAACCACTTACGCATCATTCAACCATACTGTATGTAGGAAGTAAATCAGAATACTCACACTGCAGAGCATAGCAGAGATTCATAAATGTTCTCATGTTCGGCATTCGCTGCTTATTCAAATATCTACTCAACGCAGCCTCTGTAATATGAGCTTTTTTCGCCAACTGTCTTTGACTGATTCCAACCTCGTCCATAATATCGCTAAGGTTGTCTGCAAAAATACAAATGAACTCAACTTCGCTAATGCTGTTTCGCATAAAATTCCTCCCATAATAATCTTTGTTTTTCTCTTGTTAACTCGCTTTTTCTCACATTTTCATTTTTTCATAGAGATTACTTCTAAGTCTATGTCATTCCCCTTGGCCATAAATCATGGATATACGGATGTTTAGGGTACACAAAACAAGACGTCGTCTTATTCTGCTATGATCGGCCTCTCTTCCCCAACTCCTTACGGCAGCCTAACCTCCCATATCATACGGGATCTCCTATAACTTCAGGGTCCTTAATTCCTTCGTTCTGCTTATCCATAAAGGGGTGTCATGATGCTCCATTGCTGAGTCTCTGCTCTGATGGTAAAAAATCTGACTTGGCTCTTTATGTTTATGAAATTCTTCTGTTTCTTTCAGCACCTTGCGGCGGACGTCTCCTGAATCTCACAGTTGATCTTCTTATGCTGCCTGTGGCTGCCTGTGAATGTCAGAAAGCATCTTCTGCGCATCATAGGTCACTCCATTTGCAAGGATGGCATAAAAGACTCGTATCAGCTTACAGCTGATTGCAATCACGGATTGTTTCTTCTTGAGCGGATTGTTCGCTCTTGTCGTGTAATACTCATGCAATGACTTAAACTCTGGATTCGTAGCTATCAGCGGAATCGCTGCATTGAACAGTACTGCCCGCAGCTTACTCCGCCCTCTTTTACTTATGGTCGTCTGTCCTTTGTGCTTTCCAGAGCTGTTCTCCCGTAATGAGAGTCCTGCCAGCTTTTGTATCTGTCTGGGTGATT